TACAGCAAGATGCAGATTTTGAAGATGAGATTATGAAAAGTAACAATATGGGATTATCAAAATTCAGGGAATTATTTAACGTTAGAAATAAAAGTGAATTTAAAAGTAATATGTTACGGGAACATTCAATGCATAAAAAGATTGTAGATAAAATTCCAACTTTTAAACTATGGGAAAGCGAGTTAATTTCTACCCTTAGTATACATATTGGAAAACAGTCATCTTACCACAAACAGCCAACTATATAATTTTAAAGCCCTCATCAGAGGGCTTTGATACAAATACTTACGCTTACATTACTGTTAATCGTATGAGCTGTGCATCCTGATAGCAGAATACACAGCAATGTAATTGTGAAAGCAATATTTGAACGTCTGCAATGAAAGACTTTCATATAACAACTCGGTTGGCGATCCAGCCATAGAAAAACTGTTCTTGCTTTGGATTACGCTCACAGATTTCAATGTAGCGTTGCCCTTGCATAATATTGAGCACTCGCACCAGTACTTTCTCGCCTTCTTTCCCGCGTTTGGCCAGATAGTTTTTTAGAGCACCTAAAGTGTTAGAACCGTAAACGCCATCAACCTTCAAGTCTGCATACCCAGCTTTACCTTGATTGTTAAGCAAGTTCAATGCACGTTGTAAAAGTGGTTTTGCAAAGTTGATACCGCAGTTCACTCCAGTATCTAGAAGTTCTTCAGCTACAGCAGAGCTAAGAGTATTTACCTGATCAAAACGTGGTTCTATCCAGTACTGTTTCCGATAAATTACTTTGGCCACATCAAGAGGCAAATCTTTCATATTGCCCTTATAGCCGTTTTCACGTGCTACAGCTTCAGTAATACCGTATTTGGTTGCACCACCACGATCTGCGGGATTATTAATATAGCCACCTTCTCGTTTGATCAACTCATCAAGATATTGTTCGATATTCATTTCGTTTTCCTTCAAATAATAAAAAACCGCCCGTAGGCGGCATTAACTGTTTTCAATGTCTTTTCTGGCTTTCTTAAACTCTTTGATCACTTCAACGATCGTTTTACCTTCCTGCTTATCAATGAAGTTAAAGATCCAACGGACCAAAGCCCAACCAGGTAATCCACATACAAAGAAGAATCCACCAAGTGCAATCATCCCCCATACATCAGTAACCCATTCATGAAGCCCCCACTTCACTATAATGAATGAGCCGCCAGCAAGGCTTGATACAACTGTGCAGATCAAGCCTACGCCCCACTCTTGTGGTGAGCGTGGCATTCGTGTCATCAATACAACTGCTGCAACTAAAGCAACCGCTAAAGTCACCATAATTGCTGCACCATAAAATTTTAAAATTGCTGTTAAACCGCTTGTTGAAACTGGTTCCATGCCTTACTCCAGATTTTTGGCAATAAAAAAGCACCCAGTTGGGTGCTATCTAAGAAATTTCTAAATTAAAAATTTACTGCTTCAATTTCTTCATATGACAAAGCAGTTTCAATTTTCTGTCGTGCAATACGCCCTCTTTCATGAATGTTATTAATGTGCACTGCAAGTGCTGTTTTTATGTCAATCAATTGATCAGGACTAAGATTAACAACTGAATTGTCTTTTAAAGTCCACTCAACTGATACGCCGAGCAAAGCTGCAGTAGCGATTCTTAATTGAGAATTAGGATCTGAATCATAAAGCTTATTTTCAAACTCAAAACCGCCAAACTCAAACTGATCCCGAATCTGTTTGATTTGTTCCCATTTCTGTTGTTTAGCCTCATCTATAGTTCGTGAGTCAATCCAAGTTTTTGAGACATAATCAAATTTTTTTTCTGGTACTACTGGAATAGTGACTACATTTAGATTCTCATCTAGATAATGCAAAACATTTTTATCATGCATATCTACCTGCATTTCTTTGATATGCTGAAGCGGTGTTGCATAAACATTATCACGTTCCCCTTTGACCAACACATCTAAGCTGCCATCACTGTTAAAAACTCCATAGATCTTTTCCATCATTTTTTAAGCTCCACAGCATAAAAGGTTAAGTCAGAGCAGCCTGCAGTAACCTGATTAGCGTAAGCAAAAGTCATCATATCAAAATAACCACTAAGCACTAGCTGACCAGAAGCGTCTGCTTTAGCTAACACAGAAAATGAAGTGCCAAGTTCAGTAGATCCAAATTTCACAGGCGGTATCGTTATTTCAGTATTGTTAGCTGCGGTATAATTAACTAAATAATCATCTCCTAATTTAAAATACATAGCTCCATTGGTTGCACGAGTGAGATCCCCCTCAGCTGCATTACCATTCGGATGTGGAATAAAGTACAACTGACCAAACATAGTAATCAGAATGGTTGAATATGGCTGAAAGCCTGTTAATACAACCCGCAAAAACTCGCCCATTGTGTAATGGTTTGGTGTATATCTATACCCTTCTGTCGTATTTTGAGCAGACTTAGTCACGATAACTGGCAGCGTTACTGCCCGATCCTTAATGTGCAAAGTATCAACTGCTAAATTTCCAATTTTTGAGGTAGTAACTGCTTGATCTTCAATATTTGCAGATTTAACTTTAATCGTTCCCAAATCCGCACTAATAGCACTTAAGCTATCAGCCCAGATTCGATTGGCATTGATATATCCAAAACTACCATTGTCGACATACAAACCACGCGGTATAACAGTGCCATTAGGCAAAGTCACAGGCGTGTTTTGCAGGGTCATTAAAGGTTTAGGTTCTACACCATCAACTCCGACAGGCGTACCAAACTGAATTGCATCATAATTGAATATGAAAGTTGAAGTCGTACCATCATTCATTGATCCATGACCAGAAACATGGCCATTTACATCGAACTTAGTAAACTGCTGAGCATAGATGCCATCCACACTTTCACTGACATTTTGAATAGACGCACTATTCTCACCGACTTTAGTTTGCAACGTTTCCGTTACTTTTATCGTTGAAGAAATAGCACTTGAATTTGCCTCGAGCTGGCGCTTGAATACGGCATTGTTCTCATTCATCTGAGCAGAAAGCTGTTCAGTAAGTTTAGCTTGAGCCAAATCGCCTTCAATACGTGCAGATTGCTCTGACCATACGCCTGCATAACCTCCTTCATTTCCGATTAAGTCAGATTCTGACCCGATCAACGGAGGATTGATTTGCGCGTAAACTCCATCGATCCTTGTAGTTTGGGCAATAACTTTGTCATCTACATTTTTAATATCAGACTTAACTTGCTCAAGTGCACCAGTTGATGCCTTATCATCAAGCTCAAGATTAATTAAATCAATCGCTTCAGCATTTGCCGATGACTGCTCAACTGCTACCTGTGAAGATTCACGTACAGTTGCAAGAGCACTATCATTACTTGCGATATATGTATCAATCTTTTGAACAGTTACCCTATCACCCTCAATTCGTGCTTGTACTTCTCGTTGTGCATAAGCCTGTAAGTTATTTAACTCAACTGCCGTTGTATCAATACGCTTACTAAGTGCTAAGTCCCCTTCGATCATTGCCGATTGAACTGACCAAGTTCCTGCGAAGCCCTGATCATTACCGATCAAATCAGACTCAGATCCAATCAAAGGTGGATTTAACTGTGCATATACACCGTCCGTTTTTTCAGCTACAAGTGAAAGATCATTTGCAACAACACGAATGCTTTCTTGAGCTGCAGCAATTCCCTCGTCACTTGACTGTTTAACAGTATTTACAACTTCAAGAACACCTTCATCACCATCAATAATTTGCTGTGATAAACCATCTTTGGCTTGCTGAATAGCGTTTTGACGATCAACGACTTCTTGTGCAATCCGATCTTTCGTATTTTGAATATCTTGCTTAAGTGGACCTATTTCAGCATCAATAGTCTCAATATGATCAATCTTGGTTTTAAGATCCTGACTAAGTTGTGTTTCACTGATTTGATCGTTCAAGAGCTCAAGAACATCTGTTGCATCGGCAGAAGTTGTCGCATGAGTCCAATCCGACCATGGCCCAATATTTCCAATCCTATCAATCAAACGCCCCCGATAAAATTGAGTCAGATTTGGCTGCAAGCCTTGAATCGCATGTGTGGTAGTTGGATAAGCGAATAAGCCCAATTGAGCAATGTTGCTGGTACCATCTGGCGAAACTTGGATTTCTGTATAAGCAGTGTCAAGCGCACCGGTTGCCGGAAAGCCCCAATCAAGTTTGATACCAAATAAGATTCCTGTCGCTTGGATAAATGCCAATTTTGGAGGTAAACCTTGCTTTCCAGAGAGTTCAGTCAAAGTTGAATAAACTGGTAAAGAAGCTATCTCAAAAGCTGAAATCGCTGTTACTCGTGCTTGATATTGACCCGCATAAATACCTGGTACTTCGACTGAATTGTTGCCGGTTATTGGAAGCTTAATCCAACTCCCGTCATCTTTACGCCACTCAACTTGATATTTAACGGCTCCTTTTGCCTGCGCCCAAGATACTATCATGGTAGCCACGTTGATGCCCTGATCAACTCGGCTTTCACCGGTAACAACGACATCTGTTACAGGATCCTGAATTGTTGGGTTCACAATCGAAATCGGAACCTCATCAAAATAAGCACCCTTGTCAATCGCATCAAACTTGGCTGGGTTATATTGAAGTGCAGTCACTGAAAATTGATGACTTTCGTCTTGAGTAATCGAGATCACTCGAAACTTCATTGTTGCTAAATCTTGGGCATCTATAACCCATACATTTTGAGCGGCAATAGCATCAAATTCATGAGTAACAGTTACTACTCGACCTGAGATAGATTGAACAATACGAGTTTGAGCCTTTCCATCCTCGCCATTAATAATCAGTCTGTCGCCAGCAACTGCAACAACATCGTCACGATCAAGCGTAATGCTTTTACGATCTGCTGAAATAGCTGATACACGACCACCATTTGCACGACCTGCAAATAAAGGATCAGCAACTTCAATCACTTTCCCCGGCAATGGTATATAACCGTCCAGACCAACCTTGAAAGACACAGTACGTGTTTCAAGTTGCTCAGACTTTAATGCCCACCAGCCTGCTCGCTGCGCTTGTCCTCGCGAAGTGCATCCCCATGCGTCAAGCTCAAGAATACGAACTTGGCCCGCTTCAGCAATCGCCTTTTCATCGCGGACAAATTCATATTCAGTCTTATAGTGATTGGCTGGGTTGTCCCATGCAACTTTAACGACATTATGTCTATCTCGAGCACGGGTTCCCGCGTACTCAAAATTGCCATCAATAACATTAGCCCGGGTATAAGTGAAGTAAGTATCTTGGGGAATATCCGCATCACAAATAATGCTATTACCATCCCAAAATGTGATAGCACGGAATACACCAGCTAACTTAGTTAAAATCTCAAAGGCACCTTCCGCGCTCTGAAGATAAACATTACAAGTAAAACGTGGTTCTTGACCGCCTAATCCGTCCGGTACTAACTCATCACAATATTGTGCTAATCGGTACAATGACCACTTATCAACCATTAACGGGGTTAATCGGTCACCCAAAGCATAACGGTCTACGGTGCATATATCGTAATAGATCCAAGCCGGGTTATTGGAATATGCCTCTTTGAAAGTACCGTCCCACATTCCAATATACTGACGTGTAACCGGATTATAATTTGTAGGGACTTTTAGGATTCTCCCCTTCGCATCCATTGCAACTTTAGCAACGTTTCCAAAAGTCTCAGCATCGTATTGAAGGCCCAATAATGCTGTGTTTGGGTAACGTAATTTCGCATCAATGACTTCAGTCACTGCTTCAATATACATCTTGTCACTGACATACTCTGAAGTTGAGTTCGGAGTAAGTCTGCGAACACGAACAAGCCAGCCAGAGTCTGCACGAGGCAAATCAATCCGATGAGCACGTTCATAATTTGCAGATGTTTTATCTGAAATTTTGGTTTTTAGTACTTCAGTCCAGACACCACCATCAATCTGTAAATCAATTGCGTATTCGATTGTTACGCCAGATACGTCACCATTTGTAGCGTTCTGAGTACGTAAAGGTCCCCATTTTAAGCGCAGACGAACTGCGTCAAGATCAAGATTACTAAAAGCGCGGACCCACGGTGTTTCAGACTTCAGCTCCACATCGATAGCAGTTTCATTTTCTACTGCAGGAAAACCTTCAATGTATTCCTGATCATTAGTACCATTTCTAAAATCAACTTTTACATTTTCAAAGTTAAGGCTTCCATCTGCATTCTGAAGTGGAGTTTCTTCTAAATAAATTGACTGAAGCCCATTTGCTAGCCCCTCAATTTCTCCTTCAGCTAATCCATATAAGACTTTAATATAAGTTTTTGACTGTGCAGAATCTGGAGAAATTACGGGTTGCCGTTGTTTTTTACTGCCTTTTTTTGCGCCTACTACTGCATTCATAAGAAATCTCACGCAATAAAAAAGGCGCTAGAAAGCGCCTGTTAAATAATTAAAAATTACATCTGATCTTCAGGATATTGACCTGCGCTCACAATGAAGCCGCCGATTTCCCGTTGACCATAAAGAATTGGAACAGGATTACCTTGTGCAACTGTGGTAACTGCACCGCCAAAGCCTTTATTCGCTCTGTTTCCATCTTGGTTTTGATCTTGAGTAGTATCAACCTTTGGCATAAGCATCATGGCCACTCCACCAAGCATCATTCCAATACCTGAGCCAATCAATGCAGCACCGAGTGGTGCTCCACCGCCCAATGTGCCTACAGTTACTAATACCCCCACCACGACCATCACAGCACCCAATACAGTCTGTAATATTCCATTACCGCCTGCACCAACTACACGTGGAACAATATGAATAACCTCAGCTTCAGTATTCATATCAAGCTGTTCTTCACCGATATTGTCACCAGTGATTAGGCGCTTAGTTTCATGATCGTAAATTGCTGGGCGTTTCTTGCCTCGTTTATTACTTGAGTTCTTTATTTTTAAAAACACGGCAAAGCGTAGGCCCTGCTCATGTGCATGCAACATAAAATGCTCAAAGCCAGCGATCTGAACAGATAATGCACGCATGGCTTCACGTGTATTTGCGACATCGAGCTTAAATTCACGACCGAACTTTTGCCCCAAGATGCCGTACAACTTAATTGTTTTTAACATCTCTATGCCTCAAGATTTTTACCGTGCGATCTTTCCACTGTTGGCCATAAATTTCACGTACTGACTTTCGGTTATATGGATGATGTAAAATTAGAGTAGATCCGATACAAGTTTCAGTTTGTTCAGATTTTAAAACTCCATTATCTCCTAGCCAGACTACCGCATGATTTGGATGTTCTGTACGTCCAACCCGACAAACCAACATATCGCCATATTCTGGTTTACCAACTTCAAAGAAACCTGCTTTTTCGTAATTTTCAAGGTAAAGTGATGGATGGTCTTTATCTTCCCACCATGCATCATCCCGCTTAAAATCCATAAGCTCTATACCTAATTCACGACTATAAAAATCACGTACAAGCGCATAGCAATCTTGCCAGCCATGAAAATAATTACGCCCCACTAAGGGGGCGCGATAACCGCAAGGCTCGTAGACTTGAAAATCAAGATCCGGATACGAACAAATTACCCACGGCTTTTGATGTAATTCAATTTGAATTAAGTCTAGTTCTGAGGCTCTTGTAGTTCCGTCAGGGTGTGAATGCACATACGCTAATATCTCGCCCTGGTCTTCTGCTATAGCTAAATCTTCTGGATGGATTTCGAATTGATCAGAGTTTTTAGAAATATTGCGACAAGGAATATATTGCTTATCAATAATCACCCCACAGCACTCGTGTGGATAGCATTCATCCGCATGTGCCATGATTGCTTTTTTATGTTTTGCCGTCAGTTTCATAAAACCTCACAATAAACTTGAAGCCGGGAAACCACCAAATGGCAGCGGTTTATTTTCACCGAAGCGCATACGGCAAGACCGCAGAAGTCCACCGCATCGATCAAGTGCTGGATTATCAGTTGGCTCATCTTTATCAGTGAACATTGCTACACCTGTGTAACCACACTCTTCGCCCCGATACTTCCCGACCATGCACCAATGACAAAGTGAAGTAATTTGACGAACTGGAATTTTCAAGCCTTCAAAATCGATTGGATTGGACAGCTCGAAAGTCACTTGTTGTGCATTTTCAGATGTCTTTTGCTCGATGTACCATATTTGCTCTTTTGATTCATTCGATGCAGTTGGATTGCCTGCTGTGAAGTTTTCAGCATCTAAGTATTTAGCAATTGTCGTGATAACTTTAAGCTTAGCCCCAGCAAAGTCTTTAAACTGCAAACAGTAAGCAGATACTGCATTCTGGATGCCGTTGATATTGTTGGCCATGCTTAAAGTTGGCGCTGAAGCTTTACCGTCCGAACGCATTTCAAGGCCAGAGACCTCAAGCGCCATTGGCTCAAAAATTTGACCTTGCCACACAATATTTCGGTTCCATACTTTTTGATCACCAGTATCAAAAACTTTACCAATGCTGCCAGAATCGGCACCAATAAGGCCATCTGAGCCAATTGACGTGTAGATTTTTTCCCAATCTTGAAAAGCTATATGGCCATGGAAACGTAAAATGCCAGCTCCTAAGCTGCTGGCATCTAATTCATACAAATGAATTAATCCATCAACATACAGCTTCTGGAAATCACTATTCAGACTCATGAATTACCTCGTCATATATTGGATTTCCATCTTTGTCTAAGACTGGCACATCATCAAAAATAGGATTTCCTTCACCATCAATAGCTTGAACCCATTCAAAAACTGGCTCACCATTTTCATTAATTACAGGTTGCTTTGTGAGTGTTGCCATTCCAGTAGAATCAGTAACAAGATAAGTTTCTTTTTTCTGGAATGGTTTTCCATCCACCATTACAACCCTACCTTCATCATCAATGAGTTCAGTTAAACGGGTCATGAAGGTAGGCTGCATTGAATATTTGATTTGCTGAACCATTCTTGGCTGCTTTTCAGTGCGCGGTACCTTTCTAATAATTTTTCGTTTAACTGTGTTTAATCGAATATCAATCCAGCGCGGCTCACCATTTGCATTGTTTGGAATATCGATTGGTGCATCAAGATTCGCAACAATATCGCCTTCATCATTTAGCTTTTTCTTGAAGGTCTTAATTTCAAGATCACCGTTTTCTAAAGTTTGATATTCAACTGCACAAATTTTATTGCCGTGAGTGTCGGTCGGAATTTCAATCCACCAACCTTCTTTAGCAAAACCTGATGACCCTTTTACAAGGTAATGGCCAATACCCAGTTTCTCAAAGGAGAGCGGCTGTTCAGCAGCTTCTTCATTAGGTTCAATTTTATCTGCAAATAGCTTTACAACTGGTGAAGCATTCTTTAAAAACCCGTTTGCATCTACTGTTGTATTTGATGATGTTCGGAAGAAATATTTAGCTGTAAAATCAGATGATCCATCTGTCCAACCTGCCGCTTTGACATCACCGCTAAATAAACCAAAAGATATTGCCACATTCGTATCTTGAGTCTTCATATAGAGTGTGGGAGCGTAAAGCTGAAAAATGTTACCACCATCAGCTCGAAATATTCTTGATTGGTTTTGAACAATATTTTTGACATCACTTAAAGAATTTACATTTAAATGTGACGTTCCAGTACCGCCAAGACCAAAAGCTCCAACTTCCATGACATTCCCAGCAGCAGTACCTACATAACGACTTGCTGCATGAGTGTTGTTTGTAAAGTTTTCATTTACTTTTGCGCCGGTCGAACGAAATGTATCACCGCCTGCGCCAGTAGGCGCTGTGCCAAGATTTACTGTTTGAATCGTCATTTTCTTACTCGCATAAAAAAGCCCCTAAAAAGGGGCTTTAAAGGGGTTTAAATTAAGGGTAAAAAACTTGGGTGAATGTCGTTGAGATTTGCCAAACATCACCGCCAATTTGGCGAGGTTGGTATTCAGAACTGGTTTTTACACGGACTTCGCCGTCTAATGGCGAATCCCAAAGAAACGAGTCCGCGCCGTTGTGCCGGTCAAAGAATGCTTTGATTTGCATAATTTCCGCTTTATAAGCTGTTCTTTGATAAGTCCATTCACCAGATCGGTTATTGATACCTACAGCAATGTTTTGTTCATAACCATCACCGAACTTAGATGACAAAGTATTAAATCTCTGAGTATTACTATTGCCATCTAAGTCACATTCAAATGTGAATTTAAGGTCGCTCATAAATTGATTCCATAAAAAAACCGACCTCATTTTGGGTCGGTTTTAAGCTTTAATTGCTGTAATTAATTCTGGTAATTTCCACAAGAATATTGGGATTGAAATCATGAGTGTTGATTTAAACACCTCCCATAAGCTGTATTTTTTGTTCATCGAAAAACCTCAATCAACTTTGCGGTAGCATTAAGTATGTTTGAAAACTGCCAGAGTAAAATTCCTATCAAAATAGATCCTGTTACTTTCCAGAAACCATGTTCTTTCATAATTACCTCTACTTTTTGCAGAACTATTGCTATAATTTCATGCATCGATACTTTTTCCTATTTGCTTAGGCGAGTGATGGAAAACAAAAAACCCTCGATTGCAGTCGAGGGTTTTTTGTATGTAAAAATATAAAAGGTGCTAAAAAAGCCCCTATTATATTGTTCTGTTTTTCTCGCTCTTAAATTTCCCCCCTTGGATATCCTGGGCGAATGGCCTAAAACACAAAATGAAAAACCCACTCATTCGAGTGGGTTACTTTGATAATAAACCGCCTTGTCGCTGTTGTTGACTTAAGTACTCATTGACATGCCGACCAATTGCCTCACCCAAACCTATAGGTTTATAAGCTACTGAATTAAGCGCTTGATATTGCTTCTCGCTCAAAACAAGAATCACACCTTCAATATCTACAAGCCAATCATCGAATTGGATAGGGAAAGTTTCCCCATCTCGTTCATAAGTTACCTGATTACCTGCAACTCCACATTGCCCACTATATGTTATTGCACCAGCAAGAAGGCTTGTGACATCTTCACAATTACCAGTGTATTGACCTGTTTTCTTAAATTGAATTGCTTTCATATTTCCTCCTTATAAAACAAAACCCCGCTAAGAGCGGGGTTTTGTTTCTATAAACATTTAGAATTGATGTTTATAAAACACCTCATATAAGATTTTCACTAATTGATGATTTGCAGTAAGAGGACTTGAGTATTCCCAAATATAACTTTTATCACCAAGCTTAAATTCTAGTTGATCAGGTCGGCTAATTACCTTGAACTCACCATGCTTAGGTCCAACATAAGAACAAAAGGTTAAGTAGATATCCTTTATTGACTCTTTACTTATTGATGGAAAACCATTATCTAACAAAAATTTGTTATCATTACCATCAATTAATGCGCAAACCATAATTTCAGCGTTTTCCCATGCCACTGGGTTAACATCAGTTCCCATATCTCCTCCTTATTGGTTAATGGGAACTAACTTTTAACTCACTTTAAATAGAAAAATCAATTAATTAATAATTTTCCATTTATGGCACTATTTAGCCAATAAACCACCCTGTCTTTGCTCTTGCCGGATAATCGTTCTAACTGCATTGCCGATCATTTGCCCAAGCTGCTTCGAGTCATTTTGGGTATCAGTTTTACTTGAACCATCAGAATTAACCGTTACATAAACTTTGATTGGGATATTACTCGAACTGCTTTGAGTTTGATTTGAATTAATCGCATCAAATTGTCGTGCCTCCCGTCGGGCTGCTATAGCTTCACTAGTATTATTAGAAACATAACCTCCATTTGCATAACCATTAGGTGAGCTAGTTCGCATTGATTCAACAACACTCACTCCTCCCCAACGTTTAATATCTTCTTGCGACCAAACAACCTCACCTTTATGCACAATCCCGGCTGGAGTGTGTTTAAGGCCATTACCTGTATAACCACCGTCCGCAAATCCTTGCGGTGTTGCAGCTTGGATGAGAGATACAAATGTACCTGATTTAATTGTCGCGATCGCTGCTGCTGCCGCTTTTTGGTACCAAGTACCTGGCTCATTTGCGTAAGCATCTGAAGCAGCTTTCCACATGTTCATTCCAGCCTGCGCCAATGCGAATGCACGTTGACTTTCATAAAGAACGTGATAAGCACTTGATGACTCACCAAGCATATTTTTAAACATGCCAGCCAATGCCCCTGTGACACTAGCTCCATAACCCAACTGGAGATTCATTGAATCATTTTGATAAGTAGATTCAATCAATTTCAAACGCTCAAAGTGTTCCTTCATGATTTGTTCACGTTGTGCATTTAGAGCTACCATATTTGCATTTGGATCTTGTTCCTGAGTTTCAATATCAGCAAGCTGGCTATCAAATACTTTTTGAGAAGCATCATAACGGCTAAAGCGCTCCTGTTCTAAAGCGAATTGACCACTATTACCAGTGATACTCGCCTGAATACCACCCCAGTTTTGAACAGCATTATTCACTTTATCGCGTGTCTCTTTATCCTGATTGGCTTTAGATAATGCGATTAGCTTTTGCCGCTCTTCTATAGAAAGCTTGGTATTCTTAAGAATTTCCTCCCGTTCGAGTCTGTAACGTTCCTGCATGGCTTGGGTTTCTGTCAGTAGAGCTTGTTTAGCCTGAAAAAGACGTTGCTCTTGAGCAAGTTTTAGTAAACCTAATTCTTGTTGCTGCTGTAACTTAAACGAATCAATCGCAATTTTGCGCTGTTCTTCTGTTAATTTCCCCTCAGCAACCAGACGTAATGAATTGGTTTCATATGTGTAATCAAGCTTTTGTTCTTCAGTCCACTTATAACCATTTACCTCAAAATCAAATTGTTTTTGAGCTAACTTGTCTTCAGCATCATAACGCTCATTAATTTTTGGGATTAAATTTGATTGACCTAAAATGGTTGCTTTGTTGATTTCCTCCTCTCGTCTTTTGCTTCTAGCAACTGTTTCTGAGTCATATGTTGCCTGTAGCTGTTTAACTTCCTCAAGAGTTTTAGCGCGTGCCTTATATGCTTCATCTTCGAACTTCGAAAGATCGCCGATTGCTTTTGAGGCTGCTTCGGGGTTATCTCCTAAAATTTTACTAAGCTGATTATAGTAAGAGTCTTGTTTGGCTAAATGCTGTGAAGCTTTAGCTTTGCCAAGCTTTTTCCCTTCATAATCCCACCCGATAAAATTTTTCCCCACGATTTTTTCTAAACTTCGATAGTCCAAATCGTCATTGAGAAGGGCGCTTTTAGTCTTGCTATAACTTTTATTAGTCATAACCTCTTGCAATAAAAACTTAGCTTGCGCATCTAAAGCATCTTGGGTTTGCTGGATTTTTCCATTTTTATCTAAAACACCTTGTCCCTGTAAGGACTGCATGAGTTTAGATGAGCGAGTCTTTTGCCAAGAAATAAATCCAGTATTTGTATAACCATTATTTTCATCCTTATGGCTACCAAACATTGCCTCATTTCTAAAATCATTCTCGCGCCCAACTTGAGCTGTCATTACTCGTGCTTGCTTATCTCCCAATCCAGCATTACGGAAAGCCTGATATACACGAAGCATATTTCTCACTCGCTCATTATTCCCTGCAAGTAGAACAGCTTGTTTGGCAGACTCTTTGGTTTGCTTTCTTTTAGCTTCAGTTAATTTATCTTCTCGCTCCTGTTGTTCTTCGATGATCTTGAGATTTCTAAGTGCGCTATCAATTTCATCTTTAGACAAAATTGCGCTCATTCCTTTTGCTTTTTGCAATTCTAAAATGGCATTAGCTTGAGCAACGGTGTAACCTTTATCAAGCCATCCTGATTTATAGATTGAATCAATAACACTATCTTTTTGCTTCGCTTGATAATCTTGTAAAGCCTTTGTTGCCTTTTCAGCCTCACTAGCAGTATTCCCCAAAGCATCCGCTTGCTGTTGATGCTGAGCTGCTGCATTCTGAGCTTTATTACCGGTTAAAGTTACTTCAACACCGAAGATTTTTAACTTGTCAGCAGATTGAGCTGCTTTAACTGAATTTTGATCATATTGGGCAGCTTGCTTTTTAAGATTTTCATATAGTTCTGTAGGCAACTTAATTTTATTTAAACGCTCGATAGCTTCTGCATAACTAATAGTTCCTTTGCGTGCTTCTTGGGAAATATTTTCTACTTCCCTGTTGCCACGAGCATAGTTTTCTATATCAATTAATGCAGCTCCTACAGCAAGAGATGACTTACTCAAAGCTTCATTTTGGGCATTGAATGCTGCCGTTAAATCATCAACTGCCTTTGTTTTATCATTGCCAGCTAATTTCTTTAATGCTTCGTCTGTCTTTTCTGCAACTCGAGCCTGTTCTTCAAGCTTTTTATTAGCTTCAGCTGTGTTGTCTCGCATTAATAAATATCCAGCTGCTAAACTTGCTACTGTAATCCCAATACCAACTGGACCACCAAGTAAACCTAAAAGCCGTGATCCTATCCCTACACTTGCCGCACCAGCTGCTGCTGATCTAGCTTGTGCTGTTGCCAGTGCACCTTCCGCTACTGCCAACTCTCTAGTAACTTGAGCCTCAATTTTCTTTAACTCAGCCATACGAGTTAATGTAGCAGCACGGCCTTTTTCAGAGATTTGGGATTTTAAGCGCTGTACTTCCAAAGCTTTCTCAGCCGCAATAGCAGCTAAAGTTGCTTGAGTATTTGCAACAACTGTTTGAGTGCTAATTACTTGTTGAGCTGCAGCTGCGCGCTCGGCTTGAATTGCAGCATATTGCGTAACTGTTTGAGCAGCTAATTCCTTAATTTTTGCAGCTACAGCAACACCTGAGGCATAAATTGCAGGAATGTAGGTTCCAAGCCAATAAGCACCACCAACCATCATTGCAGAAGTTAAAACATCTAGGTTTCCAGCTAAAGTCTGAATGTTGCCCGCTAAAACTTGTGCTGCACCTGAGCCCTTTCCTGACTCCCCAACAAATTTAGTAATCTCGTTGTTGAGCAGCGTCAAAGACTGTCCAATAGTGATATCGGTTTTTGCAAAAAGTGCATCTACATCTTTTTCTACATTTCTAAGTGCTTTTACAATCTCTTGAGAAGTAATTTTTCCTTCTGCAGCTACTGACCGTAATTCGCCTACAGTAATACCCATACCCTGAGCAATTGCTTTAGCTAATGCTGGGGTTTGCTCCATTACAGAATTAAGTTCTTCTCCACGCAACGTTCCACTTGCCAAGGCCTGCCCAAATTGAACCAAAGCAGCATCTGCGGCTTGTGCACTTGCACCACTAATTGCTACAGCTTTAGAAACTGTTTCAGTTAAACGTGCTGTGTCATCCATTGTGAGGTTTAAAGTTTTGGCATTATCACTAAAACGCTGGTAGACCTGTAGAACAGAATCCCATGCTGAATAGGTTTTTTGAGCAATTCGGAAAGTGTCTTCCGTTGCTTTATTTAGTTCAACCTGATTATTAGTAACGAGCTTTAGACGGTTCTGAAGGCCCGTATAAGTGTCCATATTATTAATGGCAGCACTTACAGTAACCAATCCAGCCATGTAGCCAGCAAGTTGGCGCGTTGCCACAGACAAACTATCCATTGATTTACTTGCAAAGTCGCCTTTGCGCTCAATGCTATCCAACTCATTGCCTAGATTGCGCGCATTACGTTCAGCATTTTTTGAATCTATGACAATTACTAAACGAGATTCTTGTGCCATACCACATTTCTCCAGGCAACAAAAAACCCACTCAATGAGTGGGTTTTTATCTAACTAAACTAGTAATACTTTAGGTTAAATCATCCCTAAAGCACCTTATTCTTTAATCTTATTCATCAAAGCATTTAAAGTTTTTACTGGCTCACTAGCCTGCCCTTTTTCAGAATAAAATGAACCTTCTCGATAACCTTTAGATACCGTAACAATTCTGAATTTTACATTTTTACTTTTTAGCATTTTCTCTATGTAAATCTTCGGTAATACAACTACTCCAGTAGATTTCCATAATGATCCTCCCATATGCACTGATTTTGTGGAATCAATTGAAACTTTAAAATTCTGAATTTCATCATCTACATTAAAGGAAATACTTTCTATTAAAGAAGATATGTCGCCAAGACTAAACGTTAATCCAATATTACCTGGATCTGCGCTTGTCCAAACCCCACCAAATGAAACCGAGCTTAAAACTGTTGGTTTATCATAGACGTAAACACCATATTCCTTAACACTACATATGGTTCTATTATCAAAGCCACTGATCTTACATTCAGGATCATATTTGTCTTTTGCAAAAATTTGAGTAGAAACTATTAAGCTTAAAATGATTAATAATATTTTTCTCATGAAAATTTCCATCTAAATTAATGGGTAAAATTTAACAGTTCAGAGTTTTAAAAACTACATGAAGATA